TAGACATTACAGTGACGGGTAGCGGCCCTGTGTCTTTTGACGTGACGGTTGATTGTCCTCAAGCAAGCGAGATTACAATCATTGAGTATGTGATTACAAGTGATATTGATGAAGGAAGATTAATCCACACCGAGTACGATTACGTTGACGGAACTTATGTTTCTCCAACAACATCTCGTCAGGTAGCGTTCCAAGATGGGACGGGTATGATTCTGTCGTCATATAATACCACTACTGCAGCGCAAGGGTTTGGTTCATTCCCTGTTGATGGAGCAACGGTTAAGGTTAGAACACACAAGTTTGGAACTGATAACTTTAATTGGAAGGTTGCAGACCATCGCCTGCGTTGGTTAAGAACTGACAATGTTTATGGTAACAACGTTTCTGATATCAACCAATTGATTGCAGCATCTAACCAACTTACCGTAACAAATCCAAGTACAGGAATCTACGAAGGCGAGTTCACTATGCCTGCAACAGGTTCTAATCTTTACTTGCTTTGGGATTTGAGAGAGAAAACATCCTTAGACCTATGTTATAATCTAACTGACTCAACTACCGCTTGCTGCGATTGCGAGCCTGTGGTTGAGGAACTTGTAGGCGAGGGTGGTGGAACTGTCCCTGTAACTAACTATGTGTACCGACTTGATGATTGTGAGCAGTCTCTGCCGTATACTGTTAATGCAGGAACTACGCCACTGCAAATTGGCTCTGTTTATCAGTTTACAGTTGACGCTACTCCAAGTGTTGTCTTGTGTGGTACGGTGGTATCATCGTCTACCGCAACTCCTGACTCTACACTTTACTCATCGGTTGAAAGGTTCTGTGGAGATACCGTACATTGTTTCATTGACGCAGCACCTAATGGAGGAATACAATAATAAAAGATTATGCCTGTAAATTATTACTTAGACGGAACAAACTTAGGTAACTCAACATCGGTGTATAACGATGCAAACCTAACGCAGTTGGCTGACGATGGCTTCTACTCTGATGGTTATACATACAGACAACTGTCGGGCGGGGTTCTGCTACCTGCAGTTGCTTGTCCGAGTTGTGAGGGAGCGTAGTTATAACACAATTGGGAGATTGTCCAACACCATAAAGTGTCTTTGAAGACACAAAAACTATAAAGATTGTATGAGTATTAGTACATTATATACACTGACATACGAGCCAAAGGTTAAAGGTTGGCCATCGTTCTATTCTTATAATCCTGATTGGATGATAGGAATGAATCAATACTTCTATACGTTCAAGAATGGAA